CTTTGCCTCCATAGCTCAGTTGGTTAGAGCGTGCGGCTGTTAACCGCGAGGCCATCGGTTCGACCCCGATTGGAGGCGTTTTTTTCTTTTTTTCATTTTTTCTTTGCCTCCATAGCTCAGTTGGTTAGAGCGTGCGGCTGTTAACCGCGAGGCCATCGGTTCGACCCCGATTGGAGGCGTTTTTTTCTTTTTTGGTTTCAGGACCAGTCATGGTGCCCGAGAGGTCCAAGGGGGTAGACTTAAGATCTACTGTGTTAGCACTCGCGGGTTCGAACCCCGCCCATGACATCAACAAAAATAATATATATTTTTTAATATATATTATTAACAACTCATAAGAAACTTTCAATCCATTCTTCGGCATCTTGATAAGTATCAAAAAAATAATATATATATATAAAATGACACGCCAATCACGATCGCAACATTATAGAAGTAAACAAGTCCTGTTTTCTGGGTCGAAAAGAAAGAGAGAATACGGTTTAGGAAAAAAAACAAAAAAAAGAAAACCAAGAAAACCAAAAAAAAATGAAAATAAAAAATCTAAAAGAAGAAAATCAGCACGTCGACCGAGACAGCCAAGTGGGTTCAGGGTAAGTAGAGGGGGTGCGTGGTCTTGGAACCTGTTTTCGAAAGGAAAAACCAACAAAGTCCCTGAATTGACGGTCGGAAGAACAGACGAACTGAAAAGAGCCTACGGGACCGAGGAGGTGCTGGCGATGCAGGATGCGGAGGAGGCGGGCGAACTCCTTACACTCGCGCCGGACGAAGAGCATCACGATAATGCAAAAACGGTCAATAAACTAACCTCCATGGTGAGGGAAAAGTTAAAGGAACAGAACAGGTCTGATGTCCATTTTACAGACGATGAAATCAAAAAGGTGCTAACTATAACCGATAAAATTAATGGTAATCCGGATATGGATAAAGTAGTGATTGGTCTTAATAAACTACGTTTATAAATTATTCATTTTTATATAGAATAGCATAATTAAAAAATAAAAATATATTATTTTTTTATTCAAAATACTTTAAGATACAAAACTAAAAGGGGAAAATCGGACAACGATCACTACGTCCAGAAGGCGGCGCAGTAGAGGGACGAATTACAGGAGGCTTATTATTCTTCTTGAATACATCAAGGACACGCTGCGAATAGTTACCGACGAGGGTTTTATCGGGGTTATAAGTTTCGGTATAAGCGATAGTGACCGGAGCATCGGTATTCGTATTGACGGGAGTATTCTGCGACATCTTTGGATTATTAGGGAGTTGAATAATATATATACCAAAGCAAACTTGAATTCAATTTTTTTTTGACCCCAATAAAGATAATGAATTAAAATGTTCTATAGTTTATACTTCCAAGCCGATGATTGGTGCGAGAGCGGGCAGGGCGGCGATTACTTGTATGCATTTGAAATGTAGTGGGTCTAACTTGATGAACAGAAGTAGTCTGCGGGTCGGGGAGATTATAAACAATATTGGAAGTATTATCAGTATAGTTAAGATTGGTAATATATAATGTATTCAATCTATTAATATATGCCTCCAGGTCAAAATCTTCATCATGAAGTTCGTTAATTTGAATAAGAGGTCCAATATTGGGAACAGTATTTCTAATGGACGCAAGAAACATAGCATAATCAATATAATCATATTCATTATCGTCGTAGCCTTGTGTATCGGTAGTTTCATTAACAATACCATCAATTAGGTCTGGCGTTCTACATACAGGGCAAGAATTGTTACGATTAACCCAATTATATATACATTCATAATGAAAAACATGATTGCACTTAGAGATATATTTGCGTCTTTCGTCTGTTTCGGAGTCAATAAATTCGGTATCTAAACATATATTACAGGTATCAACCATATGTATAATATAGAAATATATTATTGTATAACAAATAAAAGAGTATAAAGGAAAATCGTATATATTTATATATAATAAGCGTGTATAGTGGTGTAATAGCGTAAATTTATATGCCCGCGTGGCGCAATGGATAGCGCACCAGACTTCTAATCTGGGGGTTGCGAGTTCGAGTCTCGCCGTGGGTAATTTTTTTAATTTGGCTATAGGCAGTGTTAAATCGTTGGAGCCAAATAACAATAACTTTAAATTGTATAATAATTTAAAGTTATTAGATGAATAATATAAAACGATGTATAGATTAATTCCATTAAGAAATTTACGTAGAACAAAAGGAGTAAAATTTGATGAAATGGTTCCGTCTGATATTCCTCAGATTCACGGAATTGATAGAGTAATTCATGGACCGAATTCAATATCGCCAGCACCAGTAGAAGACACAGTTCCAAAGGTAAAGCGTCCTTGGTATATGCATACGGGTCAAGATGATAATTTACTGGTATTACAAGGTACAAGATATATAGATATTTTTGAACCAATAACAAAAAGAAAAGCATCTTTTATCGTTACACCAGACAAAGTATATAAAAATGAGAAATTATATTACGATGGTGCGGCGATGATTGTATGGCCTGCGGGTATTTTCCATAGAATTGTAAGCGGAGTAGAAGGTAGTATAAGTATAAATATGTCAAGCAGAACGGATAAATTTAGTTTAATGGATAACTTTAATATTTATAACTTATGCACAACGACGGGTAAATATGAAACAATAAAAGAGGGACACGAAGACCAGGTAGATTTATTTTATAAATATCCCAACGATGAAATTAAATCGCTGTTAAAAGATTGATTGTATAATAATTTAAAGTTATTAGATGAATAAGATATAATATAAGTGAAAAAAGAATGTATAAAAGAACAGAGGAGGGAGATGATATAAATTTGACGAAAAAAATGAAATATATGGATAGTTATGATACATCATATTATGATGATTTATGTGAAATAACGAAATTATTCAGTGCAAAAAAATATAAAAGCGTAATAGGTTCAAAAACAGGACCAGATTCAATCAATCAAACTATAATATTTATAAACCGAATAAATGAAACCGATAAATTCACATTATTTATTCATAACAAATATTCAATTACTACAAAAATTCCAATAAAAAACACAAATTATATATATAGCACGTCGTTTGTAGAATTAGGCGAAGTATATAATTATTTAAAAATGCATGTATAAAATGAAAAATAAAATAAAAACCAAAGGTATAACATATTATGGCGGTAGCGAGCGAGAGAGTTGTAGAAGTAGTAGCGATTAAGGAGGCGGTAGAGAGGGATATTGGGATAGTCGCCGGTGTTATATATGATGGGGCATTAGAGAAACTAAAGGCAAAGGTGATGGGCGTGGCTATTCGTTCGACCAGTATGCCTTTAATCATAAAATATGTGATAGAGATAATTGAGGGTACGCCAATTAAAGGTCCAGCACAGAAAGATATGGCTTTGAAATTAATGAGGGCTGTAATCGTGGATTTAACTGATGGGGAAGACGAAAAAATATTAACAAAACTGTTGGACGATGGAACAGTATCTAATTTAATTGAATTAGTAATTGATGCGACCAAGGGAAAATTAGATGTAAATGTTGCGGTAGTAGTAGTATCGGGGTGTTTAACGAGATTTGTACCATATGTATTAAAAAAGGTGAAGCAAATCAGGGGTAAGTAAATAAATAAACCATAAAACTATAACACTATAAAAAATAGATATACATCTGTCAATATGTATATCTATTTTTTATAGTGTTATAGTTTTATTTTTAGGCAGCGGTGATACGCGCCCAACTCATACCAGCGGTCTTCTTGCGGCGATACTCTTGTTCGCGTTCTGCTTCGTCAGCCCAGGAATGAGTAAATATGCCTGACTTTCCAACGAAGCCGATGCCCCACTTAATAGCGGTAATTGGAGGGAGTTCGTCGTTAAGAACAGCGGCGACTTCTGCCTTCATAGACTTCAAGTGGTCGCACAAGTTCGGCTCGGGCTTGGGTTCGGGTTCAGGAATGACGATATGCTTGACGGTGTTAATAGTCTTGGTCTGGTTATTCTTCTTGGGGGCACTACAATAAGATGCGGTATGTCCGGCGACACCACAGTTGCGGCAGTTGATGCTTAGTAGGTAAGGACAGGTGATATTATTTTCGGTATCACGAACATTATGGGTATTGTACCCCGTGTTCTTGACATCAAAGCAGAGTTTGCAGTGGGGGGTCATTTTGATTATATATTATAGTGGGTTTATTGATATCAGTAATAGATATAAATAAAAGCGGGTTCAATTTTTTTTTGAGCTACAAGAATTGTATTTCAATCGGTATTTCTGGGCGTAGAGGCTGCTGCTGCTGCTCAAGCATGAACAAACGAGGGCTGACGAGATGGCGCTTCAAAAATAGTAGACATATCCCCTAATGACCCCTGTCTTTTAGGTGGGGAGGGTATTGGGTGGGATGTGTATGGAAATGGTTTTTTCGCAGCAGAGTAGATATTGTTATTATGGTTATTGCTATTTGTAAATATCTTATTGAATTTGACCGCGAAACTTTTAGGCGGGGGTTCGCCTGAATGTTGTTTATAACGTTTTTTGAAATGATAGAGTGCTTCGTCGGTAATACCATTATCAACGTTAATATTTAATATTTCTTCTAATAATGTGCCTTTGATTGGATCAACTTTATAATCGGCAGGCAAACAAGCTTCGTCGGGAAATCCAATATATTTTAAAAAATTACGAACGCAAATAGGAATACAGTTATAGCAAACAAAGTTAAGGAAATATTTGTTGCGTAATTGAGCGTTTAAAATTTCTTGAGAAAATAGTTTATCAATCATAATATAAGCGGTTTTGAGGTAAATAATATTATTTATGAATTTTTTTTTAGTAAGATTTAATTGCGATATTCTAAATTTACATGACTCGGTTTGTTCGATGGAAATTCTATTGGATTTAATAATAGCATTAATAAGTCGTAATTCATTCTTAATATCTTTAAGTGATGTGATAGTTTTGGATTTGAAATCCTTAATTTTTTTAATAAGTGTAAAAATATTGGTATTGTAAATGATAGGATATTTATTTCTAATTTTCCCAGGTATTAAAAATGGATTGGTTTCTTTGATTTCGGCAATTTTGTCTTCTATGGATTTAATTTTGGATTTAATATAATTAGAATGCTTGATTTCGTTATTAATTTTATCGTCATAGTCCATATCAGGTGTTTTGTCTGATGCAATATCCATATCATTATTATTATTATTATTATTGAATTTGCCGGATTTTCTGCCTTCAAACTCAAAATTATTATAAAATAATAACAATTTGGCTGAAAGAAATTCGGCGGAAGATTGTAGTTTATCGTATTGGTGTGCTGTAATTTTATATGCTTGGGCGCAAGCGTCTAATTTTGTAAAACTAATAATTGATAATAAGAAAGTGACGGTTCCATTAAGAGCGGAGAGTATAATATCACCGTTGGTTCCACAATGAATATGTGTTTGGGAAACGGTACAGAAGGCGGTAATAAGCATAGATGGTAGCATTAAAAGATATAGTCGTACAAGGGAATGTTGGGATGCTTCCATATAAATAATTTTTTGCCCCTTGATATAACTTGCGAGTATATCAAAGGACGAAGAATATTTCTGTGCGTAATTGAGTTTATAATATTTATCAATTTGAAGTTTAACATCATTATAAGTCAATTTTCTATAAAAAACAGTAAGCTTATTATTACTACCACCGGGTGATAATTCTTTTGATATTTGATAGTTAAGTTCTCTTGTTTTTTTCCTCTTTTTGAAACTATCTTCGTATGAATTTTCGGATTGACTTGAATCACTGGGTTCAGATACGATATGGTCTAAAAATTGTAGTTCTACACCATTAATAAGATTAACACCTGCACCATGACCACATACACCACCACCACTAAATACACCACCGCCGGTTGGGGAATTCTGCGAAAAAAATTTAGCTTTATCGAGTAAAATAGTAGTATATGAGTGTTGCTTATTAATATTTATGTCCGATAAGTCAACGTAAGAGCCAGATATTTCGGGGTCTATAACAATATTTTCTAAAGTATTCTCCGCAACCGACATATTAGATTATATAAATATTTATTAAACGCCGGTTGAACCGAATGCCCCGTTGCCTCGTAGCGTTACACCTAAACTTTTAACCTCATCCATAATATAAATTTTCATCGGGTATTCCAGGTTAGGGGGGCATAATTGAACTAATCTACTACCAAATTCAATTTTATGGTCCATAAAGTCATAACCACTAATATTATCAAAGACAGCCTTGATATTACCCCTATATCCAGAATCAATAATACCAACACTATTAGCAAGACGCAGCGGAGTTTTAACTACGCTTGAACGAGGGTATAAATAATACGAAACATACGACTTATTCATTTTCATAGCGGCGACGATTTTATGGTCTAAAACAACTTTTTGTGCTCCCATACTGTCTGTATCTTGAGGGCAGAATAAATCAAATCCAGCATTAAAACAATAGGTTTCCATATCGGGTTCATCATTAACGAGAGCATTTAAATAATTATCAACATTTTGATTATGTGTGCGAATAGCAGCAGTATATAGGTCATTTAATTCAGTAGATTCGGAATCAATGTAAATAAATAGTTCATAAAACTTTGGCGAGGTGATAGGGGTATTAGTATTGGAATCCATAAGGAATAACGGTGTATATATAATAATTATAATTTTTACATTTATATCAATTTTTTTAAATATCAAAAAAAAATTGATTAGAATATTTTTAATATTATATATAGTATTAACAACGATACAGATATATAATGGTTTTGAGCAACACTGATATGCGGTATATTACCCAGGCGTCGACGGAGGCAGGAAAGTCTGATGTATTGATGCGTCATGGTTCGGTTGCTGTTTCGGGTGGAAAAATTATGGGACGGGGACATAATCATTATAGGAGCCACTCAAAGGATGCGTTCATTACTAATACTTGTACTTGCCACGCCGAAATTGCGTCTTTGCGTAATATGTTCCATCACTGCACCTCGAATACGCGTGGAAAACACAACCACAGTATAAAAGGCGGACAAGAACAATAAGCAACTGGAGGAGATGAAAAAACTTTACAAAAAAACAACGGTGTATGTGGTGCGCCGTGATAAAAATGATAAATTACAGGATTCATCTCCTTGCCAGAATTGTTTAGAGACGATAATTGAATTGAAAGTAAAAAGGTTGGTATTTAGTTCTGTGGATAGTACATTTGTGAGTTGTACCCCGAAGGATTTAATCATTAATCACGTAAGTTCTGGAAATAGACATCTGGGTAAGACATAATTAGCAAGCAATAACACGAGCATCTTTGGGATTGTAGGAACAACCAGTTTTAACTTTTTCACTGACGTATAAATCATAGTTAGAATATCCAAGAATGTGGTTCATATCTTTCGTAATATTACATTTTTTGGTTAAACTATCTGTTCTGGATTTACCGGCACTATTACAATTATCAGCGGATGGCTTATTTAAAATGTCGATAAGATAAGTGGACCTATCAACAGAACACTCATTTTTTTTGATATCAAGATACTGAGATTGGGAAGTTTCATATAGGTGGTGCTTGTTGAGACTGAAATCAGTAATTAATACAGCGTTTAAAGTTTTATAACACTGGTAAGAATTAACGGGATTACATTTGAAACCATCATTAACGCTGGAATTGGTAATTCTGGTGCCTCTTAAACCGGAATAATTTTTTACACTAATTTTAACAGATGTATCAACATCTTTACAACCAGTATAAGAAAGATTACTGTTAGGATTACCGAGATAAGATTGGTTGCTTGAACCGTTCAAAGAATACTGACCGGCGGTATTATTTAATCGTTTGGAATATTTGGCTGAGACCTTTCTGCTGAGCGTAGAACCAGAGCCGCTATTAACATTAACTGGATTACTGCCTATTGAAGAAGTATTACGGTACATCATAGTATTTAATATATAATAAATATATAAAAAAAAATTGATAATGAATTTATAAATAACTACCAATAATATATAATATATAATATATAATATGTCTAATTATATTCCCCCACATCTTCGCCGTAATATGAATGATACAGAGACCGATAATAAGGAAATCCCGAGCGTTGATATTTTAAATTCGGTAGTAGGAACAAGTTTTGCTGCTATTACTGAAAATGGAGCAGCCGAGGTAGTGTATAATTATACTGATAATATTAGACCAGGTTGGAGTGTAATCAAGAAGAATACGGCAAAGAATAGGAGCGATGATTATGAATGTTCGGTTAAAACTTCAAATGCGCTGATATTTGATTCACACCAAACGAAAGCGTTGAAAGAAATTCGGGAAGAAACAAAGATTATTCAAGCAGATGCGAATAGTTTAATTCGGTTTGATAATATGTTAAATAACTGGGATAAGTTCAGGGATATAGAGAATGATTTACAGGGTGATGTATCTGTATATGATAATTACAAAGAGGACCTTGCGAAGATGAGACTTGAAAACCAACAAATAGATGAGCGGATGGAAGAGTATGCAAGGATGTTAGAATTAACTGATAGTGAGTCAGACGACGATGAAAGATATAGGTAATCGTTTAATATAAACAAATGAGTAAATTATTATATAAAATTTTTATTTTTTTATATAATAATGATGGACGACGATGATGATGATGATATAAATGATATAATAAATGAAGTAACAGAATTAGAAATAGAGATAAATAGAAAGAAAACAAAAACGAATTTAATAATAATTCGGGTAGATGATGATAAGATAGAAAATATAACAAAAAAAAAACAGCATTTCGTCGATAATATAATAACAAGAAAATTATTGAATGGTATATTAAATAAAATAAAGGATGAATATTGTAAAAATGAGTATGAAATAAAGTATTTGTTAAATTTTGAAGTAATAAAAAACATAGATGAGATAGAAAACCTGGATATAGAAGATTTGATGAGTGATGAAAATTATAATTTGAATGTTTTGAAAAACATACAAAGTATAAATAGTACAAACGGCGAGGATGTATTTTTTACAAATGCGAACGCTTTAATTATAATTTTAAATAAATTGGAACAAAAACATTACGTAAAATGTAAGGAAAGAAAACACAATTCTACGAAAAAGATACGCCGATAATTCTACATAATATCAAACTTAAAATTTTTGATTAATGCGATATTTTCTTTATTAATAATCAAACCAAAGTCCAGATAAGCGTAGTTTTTATTGAAAAACATATAATAATCATAATCAATATCCTTCAATAACTTTTCAAATTGTTTATAGAAGTCGGTCATATATTTGCCCGATTGTATAACTTTATTGTCTAATTTTTTACAATACTTGAAAACAAATGAGAAGATAGAAATGAATTGGGATACCGACAATCTATTATGGGGGTCTGGATATAAGGACTTTTTGAATAATTGTTTAACGAAGTCATATATAACAATATATTTGGAAGAATTATTTTTTTTGCCGATTTCGTTGGTCAATTTGGTGTGTATAATATTAATATATCCAGAAACCAAACTATGTAAGTCGTTGTATTTAATTACGCATGGAATTAATTCTTGTAATATATCAGAATAATAGACGTATTTTTTATTAACATCATATTCAGGTAAGAATTTGTAATAAAATCTGGTTAATACGGTTCTATATTCGGTATAATCGTCGTCGTCAAATAATATTCTAATTTCCTCATCCTCTAATAATGAAACATAAATATCATCTATGAAAATATTAACGATGCTTTTGGTTAATTTATTAACATCTTTATCGCTTGATACATCAACAGTATATTCTTTGCTGTAATTATGAATAATAAATGAAATAAATCGTTTTTCATTTAAATGCCACCACATATCATTTCGCCAGTCAAAAAAATGCTTTTTAATGATTGGATAGTCAAATCCGTTCTTGTTGTGTTTATATAATGTATCAGTATTAATTGATAAACCATAGTCAATAATTAATGGTTTGTCGGTAGTTAAATCATACATTACATTATTGTAATGTAAATCATTATGAACGATATCAACAGAATTTAAGATGTAAATACTATTGAGCATATAGTATAATGAATAAAAATATTTAGTATAAAATTTGTGGGTATTGGTTGAAAACGACATCAAATGTGTTTTCAATCCAGTCCCATTGATGTATCTCAAATAAAACATATAATACTCTCTATTAATAATATCAGTATCATTGGTGTCGAAGGAATCTTTTGGGCACTTATCTATTATTTGCTCGAATAAATCGGATTTTTGAAATTTATTGAATTTAACGATACAGGCTTTATTGACGGGTACGAATCTATTTTTAAAATTTTTGATGGTTCTAACCTTCTTACTAACTTCAACTTCATTTTTACTAAAAAAATCAACTGCTTGAATTTTATTAACTTTAAACCGATTTTTATTGGTTTTACCATTACAATCTAATCCTGGTTTGAAAGTACAACCATATTCTCCAGCACCTAAAAAATCTTGTTTAATTTTTTTTTCGCCTCCATTCTGTATATGAATATCCTCATTAATACCAGGATAATCGTTTAAATCATCAAATTGCATTATATTATATATATATAATATAATAATAATTATATAATGACCGAACAATACGAAAGTTACAACCTATATATAGAACCATATTATGATAATGATACAAATTATTATCACATATTAACACTGAATAGGCAACCGAAAGGACCACTAACAAATTTTACAAAATTAATGTCTATTAAAAATTTATCTACAAAAATGGGTAATTCAAATGATAATTATTGTACGGTTGTGATAAAAAATAGCATATTGGGTAATGTATCACATAACAAAATCCAGATTTGCACAAATGACGATGTAACTGAGGTAATAGATTTTCTAACAAATAATAATTACATTATAAATGAGAATATGACCGATTACCTATCAAAATATAATTCAAAGAAATTATTATTTAATTTTAAATATAAAATAAATTAAAATTGATGAGTTTTTTATTCATTTACATAAGTATATAAATGAATAAAAGCGAGGATATGCCCGAGAAGCCAGAAGAGTCAGATGACTTGATTGAGGAATATAAACAAACGCTAAATGAAATTGAAAAAAATGCTTTGGTAATTGCGATAAACAATTTGGAAACATCATTCTGTATTGAAAAATCAGTGGGATTCTTGGAATTTATGTCGTCCCGTAAAAAGACGACCGATTGAAATAAAGACTAATGATGGTCGGTAATAAATAAAGCCAGCGATAGAAGACCAATCAATGAAGCAATAATCTGTTTTTTTGTTAATTTTTCGTTTAAAAATAGATAACTGACGATAAATAATAAAATGAAATAAAATATATGAGATATAACATTAGCGACGCCTAAATGCATGAATTTCAAAAGTTTGAAGGAACAATATCCAACAAACGCATACAATATAATGCCGAATGAGACTAATCTATAGTCATTATTTTTGTGTGATAGTTTAAATAAATATTGTGCGAAAACAGAAGAAATAGTTGATAATATTATGAAAAAATAAGCCAATGGGTCCATTATATATAGTTTAAGATTTTATGGAATCTTTAAAATCTTTAAACGATAAGAATTTTTTAATATTCTGTAATACATCATTATCATTAATTTTTTTAGTATGAAAAATTTCATTATCTAACTCGTCGATAGATGTAATCATCGCGTCGGTTGAATTATACATATCAAAACCAATAATTAGGTCGTTAAATTCAGTGAGTAGCCCCTTGTATTTACAACTAATAGAGCGATAGTTTTGAATAGCCTTTTTAGTATCGACAGCTTTAACCTTATTCTTCTTGGAATAGAATATATCAGCACCAGCATCCTCCTTTTTATCGGCTTCAACATCATCGGCAGGTTCAGGTGGGTTTAACGAATCAATAAGTGTTTGTGTATTATCGTGGTTGTCGATGTATATATTGCGACAGCCATATTTAACCGAATAAATTCGGGCAACAGTATCTAAAAATGGAAAAGGAAGTGTGTGTGATTTCTCATCTAAAAAATAATCAAATGATTCGTCGGTGTGGTTATAATTCATAATAATTTTATAATCCTTCTCTCTGAAATTAAAACTGTAATAAATATATTTATTGCTTAATGATTTAATAAATTCCTCATCTTTATCCTCTTCCATTTCATAATATTCCTCCAGCTCTTCTAAGAAAAACGAGACATATTCATATCGCTCTTTATTTCCATCATATAGTTTCTCAAAACTAATTTGGGCGGGCATATGAAGGAATTTGGAGACGAAGAGCGTAGCAAATGCTGTGCCCGAACATAAAACGAATAATAGAGTGAATAGTGCTTGAATAAATTGAAAAACCATATAAATTGGATAGTAATAATAACAGATGAGATGGTAATCATCTGGCGAGTAGCAAACGCTCCAATCGAGTCTGCTTGTATATTCTTGTGGCATGATAGTATAATAAATAATATAACCAATTTTTTATATTATTTATATTTATTAATTTATAAACTCATTTTTTAGAAGTGGTATTTCTCTTTGGTTTTTTACGAGTGGATGCGACTTTAACTTTTTTCTTATCTTTATCCTTACCTTTACCACGGTTATTTTTTTTCTGTGTGGCTGTTTGAGTATAAAATACTTCGGGTAAAGATATGAATTGACTAATATCCTTTTTCATGGATTGTATAATGTCTACTTTGCTGTTTGTGATATCATTAAAAAAAAATTCTAAATTATCAGGTTCTCTAGTGGTTCTAAGACCGGTTTGTTTAACTGATACGTGTGGATTACTAACTTTAACAGTCATACTTATATAAGTAATATATAAATATTATAGAATTATTTTATATATATAATTTAATGAGATCAATAAAACAAAATAAAAAAATTAAAAAAAAATCGCAAACAAAAAAACAAAAATTGAAAGGCTTAAAAGTAAAATCACATATTAAGAATATGAATGGTGGTATGAAAGACTACAAGAATGAGTATATTGAAATTCTTAAACAGTTGGAATATTACAATAGAGTAAAACTAGAGATATTTTTCAAGGCGAAAATTTACAGGGAAGCGGTAGAACAGATAAAAAATCTAAATGGTGAAGTAAGTTCTGCGGATGATATAAAAGATTTGCCTGGAATTGGAGATGCAATTACAAGTAAATTAACAGAATTCATAAATACAGGACAAGTAAAAAATCTGGAAAAACTAAAAAGTGACTATAATACCGAGGATTATGAGAATGAAAAGATTAAGCAGGCAAAAAAAGATGTATTCTTACAGATACACGGAATAGGAGATGCGGCTGCTGAAAAGTTAATAGCCTTGGGTATTAGCACAATTGAAGAACTAAAAGCCAGGAAAAATGAGGAAATACCTGGTAAAGGGACAAAGAAATTAAAATTATTAAACGCTACACAACAAAAAGGACTTGAATATTATGAAGAAATTTTAGAAAAAATCCCAAGAGCGGAAATTGAAGAATACAAAACCACAATTGAGAAGTTATTCAATGAAGCGACCGATAATAACACCGAGGACAATAAGTTTGAAATCGTTGGTAGTTATAGACGAGGGAAACAAGAATCGGGAGATATTGATATAATTATCACATCAAAGGTTAATGATAAAACCGGTTTCGATAAATTTTTAGATTTGTTGAAAGAAAAAGATATAATCAAGGTCTTTTTAAGCAGGGGTGAAAAAAAGAGTATGGTAATTAGTAAGTTGAATAGCGAAAGCACAGCGAGGCGTTTAGATTTCCTATATACACCACCCGAGGAATATGCTTTTGCGATATTATATTTTACTGGTTCAAAAGATTTCAATACAAGTATGAGAATGCTTGCTCTAAAAAACAATCTAACATTAAACGAACACGGCTTTCATCGTATGAAAGATACAATAAAGGGTGATAAAATCACATCGCCCGAGTTCAATACCGAGGAAGACATATTCAAGTATTTGAATATGGAATTCAAAGAACCACATGAAAGGTTGGATGGTAGTTCAATAGTAATTATGGGTAAAACCATTCCACCAAAACCAGATACTACGGATGATGCGAAGGTAGAGGTTGAGAAGCCGGCGGTAGTTGTTGAAAAAACAACAACCAAGAAGTCATTAAAAACGATAAAAAATAATGGACAGCCGACATTAAAGAAGGAAAAGAAGGAAACGCTGAAAAAGCCACCTAAAAAGTTAAAAGATAAAATCACAAAGGATAATATTGAAAAATTTAAATTGGAGGGCATAGACGTGATTAAATCTTTATCTGAAAGCGAATTAACAGATATGTTGAAAGAAACAATTCAAAAATATTACCAAGAAACAGAAGATTCTCTACTATCGGATAATCAATACGATATATTGCGTGAATATGTATTAAAAGTTTATCCAACAAATAAAACTGCGTTGGACCAACACGCAGATGTAAAAGTGGATAAAAATAAGGTAAAATTACCATATGAGATGTGGTCTATGGATAAAATAAAAGCCGATACAAAAGAATTAAATAAATTCAAGCTTAAATATCCAGGTCCATATGTAATTTCGTGTAAATTAGATGGCGTAAGCGCACTATATACTACTGAGGGCGATACACCCAAATTATATACTCGTGGCGATGGTAAGCATGGACAGACAATAGACCACCTAATACCGTATTTAAAATTACCAACTGATAAAAATATAACATTAAGAGGAGAAATCATAATCAAGGAAGAGTTATTCAAACAAAAATACTCGGCTAAATACGCGAACTCGCGTAATTTTGTATCGGGATTAATAAACAAAAAAACATTAACAAAAGAGCATATTGAAATCCTAAAAGATATTGATTTTGTAGGATATGAAGTGATACAGCCAGAGAACCTAAAACCATCGGATCAGTTGAATAAAATAGATACGATGGAGGGCTTGTGTGTGAAATTCATACCAAATATCAGTCCGGATGAACTAACAAATGAATATTTATCTGAGATGTTAGTGGATTGGAGAACGAATTATGAATATACTATTGACGGTGTAATTTGTATTAATGATGCTGTATATGGGCGACTGAGTAAAAATCCAGAGCACGCATTTGCTTTCAAGATGGTATTATCGGACCAATCAGCGGAAGCGAAAGTATTGGATGTTTTATGGGCGGCATCAAAAGATGGATTTTTAAAACCACGAGTTCAAATAGAAGAGGTAAGTATCGGTGGAGTAAAAATAAATTATGCGACGGGATTTAATGCTAAATTTATATCAGAGAATAAAATCGGTCTTGGTGCTGTAATAAAGATAATCCGTTCTGGCGATGTAATACCAAAAATACAGGAGATAATTACACCGGCGGAAACTGCGATAATGCCGAAAGAGAAATATGTATGGAACGAAACCCATGTTGATATTATGCTTGAGAATATTGAAGAGGACGAAACGGTAAAATTAAAAAATATTACAGGGTTCTTCAAAACGATAGAAGTGGTCGGTTTAGGCGAAGCAAATGTGAAAAAAATAATCAAAATGGGAGGAGATACGGTGGCGAAAATAATTGCGATGTCCGTACCCGATTTAATCATGGTTGATGGATTTAAAGAAAAAATGGCTACAAAAATACACGATTCTATTCATAAACAGCTTGAAGTATCATCCGTGGCGAAATTAGCGGCAGCATCTAATATTTTCGGTAGAGGATTCGGCGAAAGAAGGATGCTGCTTATATTAGAAAATGAGCCAACTATATTAAATGACGAATCGTCTGATACTGAAAAAATAAACAAATTGAAGAATTTAGATGGTTTGGGGGCTAAAACGGCTGGGAGATTTGTTGAAAAAATTCCAGAATTTAAAGAATTTATGATACAGGCGAAGTTAGAGTATAAATTAACACAAACGGAAGCACCAAAACAAGCATCTCCAAAAACAGACCTACCATTAAGCAATATGTTAATAGTATTATCTGATATAAACGGCAAAAAGGTATTAGGTGAAAAAATTGAAGCTATTGGTGGTAAAGTAGCATCAACACTAACAAAAAGCACAAATTTATTGATAGTGGGGTCGTTGGATGTTGAAACAACCAAAATGAAGAAGGCAAAAAAAGACGGTATAGATATAATGAGCCAAAAAGACTTTGAAAAAAAATATTTATAGGAATATAATTAAATAATAGTAGATTTATATATATATGTATCAAATAATATATAAATCAGATTGGGTATTGATAAACGCTTTTTATTATTCATTTTGGATGAAACGAACTGAATTTGATAAATATAATTACGCAAACACAAGATATAATCACTTATTGGTAAATTGAGATGCAAATTGAGAAATATATACCATATTATCAAAATAGTCTAATCCTATCAGGTCTACGCCTACTACAGTCGGTGGGTATAAATGCTTGTTGTAGAGGTTGAGTTTGAGCATGTGCCTTGAATTTTTAATATATGTAGTATCAGATTTCACACCGACACTTCTGACGTTGGAATATTCACAGCATTGAAGGTTGATATTAAATTTTTTACAGAGATTTAACCATAATTTCATAATTATCTTCAAATTTTTATAATTATCATTATTATTATTATCATCAGAACGAATCCACAAACTATTATAATATTCATATAATTTTCTACTCATATAATTTAATACGTGTTCCCAAAATTGCTTGTTGTATTTTTTGGGGATATCATTATCAATGACGGCGTTGAAAGAATCAATAATATCTTTTGTAATAGGATCCGTGCGGTCATTACAAACGCCGAAATATATAATATTACTGACCGAATCACATATATACTTATTAAACATAAATTTCTTGCGAATAATATTAGCGGCTTTGTCTTTAATAATAATTTGAGAGATATAATAAACCATATCATCGGGCAAAACAGCGGCGAGCGGGTAGTACATTTTCATATTTTTTGGGGTTGTGGGCGTCTTTTGTGTTATTGATTGTGCTATATAATATATCTTGAGTTTATTAATCAATTTTTTTTCAAACTACCAAAAAAAATTAATACATAATACCAGTATAACTACTACCGATTTATACGAAATCGTGTGAGACAAAATTACGCAGACTAATTTTTAAATGTTTGTATAGTTTATTTTTCAACATCGCATTCATATTTTTCTTTTCATAATTACTGGCGAATACCCGTTTCATATTTCGGTTAAATACAGTTGTAAAAACATCGCTTGGTAGTGTTTTTTTATTGGCTTTTTGCCAATTTGAAAACAGCGGCGAAAGGCTTTTATTGAAATATTTCATAATAGATTTAATACAATCGTCATCCATAATAACCCACTTGTGCCCTGTATCGTCGGGATTTACACAAATATAAAGAACACCCTCTTTAGTGTTGAATGCTTTGATTGGGATATTGACATTATGCTGGACTTTTTCAATATGGTCGGTGATAATTTGATATATACCATTAATATAGTCGTGGTCAAATACAACTTGTAATTCTGCTTCGGTAATTTGAATAGAATTCAAAAACTTAACGAAATCAAAATCGCCATAATTAAAATTAGTATCCAAATATTCAATAACATCAATTTTTGATTTGGTTACATTAGCATATTTTTTGAGTTCATTATAATCAGTCTCCAATTTATCAAACTTATTGGTTAAGTTGATTAGTAATTTATATACATCGTTGATACTACCATTAAACTTAACATCTAATTCTTGCTCTTCTTCATCTTTTGTTTGAATCTTATTACAAATACTGCGTAATTCACATTGGAGTTGATGGTTATTATAGGCTGCTTTGCTGATGTATGATTTTTTACAATGCGAACAAATATAAGTCCCCATTTTTGACTATGATACAATATAATAAAATAATTAAATTTTCATTCAATTTTTTAAAAAATATTACTTTATATATAAATGCCAATACCATTAACAAAATATAATAAACTAACGGCGTTACAACTAGATTTATCAGGAAACTCATATATATATAATCAATTTATCCTGACGTGCGACGTAAGCGATACGCTGTATCTAGATACTGGTAACGTAAGAACTAAGTCATCTTATTTAGATAGTAAGGCGAGTTATTTAATTCACCCCTTCTCAAATGTAAGGAATTGTCGAACCAAATTCAATACCGAAAAGGAGATATATAGATACAAGAAGTCTGATGTTCCTGCTATGACCGGCGAAACAAGTTATGATATAAGTGCTACGCAGAGAGTTATACAAAAAACAGTAAGAGTGCCGAGTTCGTTATATACTGATAATTTAGCGGCTTTACATATCAATAGCGATAATATATCTACTCTTCCATGGCATAATGCAAGCGATAGAATGACGGCTCACGGTTCCGAAACCGCATCAGCGGCTACATCTATAAACCCAAATTATGGTGTTGATGTAAAACATAATTCGTACGATAGATATTTAGGTAGAAAAAAATCGCAGAATTTAAAAGCGGACAAAGCGGACATAGCGGGGACAACACCCGAGACAACATATTGGGGAAACAAAACTTATAAGTTCGGGATTGTAAATTGTAAAAAAACTTGTTAATCGTTATACTGTATTATGGTGATTTTATATTATTAGTATATAATATAAAATTATGGGTGGTTTCAAAATGAAAATGTCTTTATCAACGACAAGTGCCAGCACAAATACACCAGCGGCGCCAGCGGCACCAGTAGTAGTATTAAGGAAAATGGGTACTACAACCAAGCGTAATTGTGCGGCATTAAATATTCAGGGGAATAAATCTTGCAAGTCGTGCAGCGAAAAAAAATGAATTTATAATAATATTTTTAAATAATCTAAAAATATTATTGGAATATAATTATTAATGGAATTTACAACCGACCGTGTGGCTCAAATGAAAGCAGTTCAGGATGAGGGATTAGAACTATTTAAAAAAAAGAATCAAGATTATGGGGATGCATTTGCAACATATGGTGTAGTGGGTGTATTAGTTCGTATGGGGGATAAAATTAGTCGTCTTCAATCAGTTACGGCGAAACAGGTTACTCTTGTGGATACCGAGTCATTAAGGGATACTTTAATTGACCTTCATAATTATTCTGCGATGGCTATTATGCTAATGGACGAGGATAAAGCCAAACTATCAAATACCACAACCAAATAAATCACGGAAATACTTAATCAGAATAATAAACCAAACACTCCAAAAGTTAAAATTTTTAATCATAAATGTATCTTCTTCGTGGTATCCTTTCGTTTCGTAATAGCCTTTCACACCTTCACCGCTAATAACTACGATGCTGTATAAATTATGTTCCATCGTAATTTTTTCGGCAATTTTTAATAGACCACCACCAATACCCTTATGCTGTGCGGCTACATTTTTGTATGTATTGACCGCTGTATTATTACCATAAACGTGTAACTCGCGAATTAGTCCCTTTGATTTTAGAACATCAAACTCAATCATATTATTTTCTTCATTAACAATACGCAGTCTAATAAATCCAAAGAGAGCCTTTTTATCATAACTCTCATAACATATGAAATAATCTGTTCCATTATTAGCATAATATTTGTAAGTATTATATTGAGCGGGCATATTATAATAACTGGAGTTGCGTCCAATTTCTCGTGCTCTAATATCGTGTGAAACAATACCTTGCCCGTCTAATAGTGTATCAACAACCTGTCTCATATTACCAATATTATTACCACCCTCAACATATGTGGAACAGGGGATGTCCCGAATAACTCGGGGCAACCTAATCCAGTTAGGACAGTGCTCCATGCTATATTTAACAACGTCAATTAAATCCTGTGGGTTAGTATCAAAATACGGGACATATTTACCTTCCTTATACCACTTGTGGATCTTGGTCCAAGGAACGGTTTGACAGGGATACACCTTCATTTGGTCGGGGCAAACAACTGAATATACATAATCAAACATATCTTTATCCATTTGAGGAGTGGAATTGGGAAGGTCAGGCATAATATGAATATCAATCTTGAAACAATTATCCTTGAGATATTGCATACATTCAACGGCACATTCAATCGTATGACCTCTGTTGATTTTTTTCAAAATCTTATTGTCCGTATGTTGAACTCCAATTTGAACGCGGGTAACCCCCCAATCGCGGAAACGAATAATCCAATCCTTATCAATTGTGTCGGGACGAGTTTCTACACAAATACCGATGATATGAACGTTAGATGTCTTATTAATAATAATTTCTTCACGAATAGATAATGGCTGGCGAATATCTTTAAGTTTTTCGGTTTCCAGGTCGCCTATATCAAAATTATCATAGTTTTGATATATTCTCCTTACCTCTAAATAAATATTAGCTGCATAAAATAGATCCCGATGATATCTTTCAAGATATTCCACTGGGAATTCAGTAAATGTTCCACCTTCCACAATCAGTTCTAACTTATCAATTGTGTGTCCGTTTGCGAAATAGCCATCCAGCCTATCAAACATTTGCTGAATAGCATTAAAATTCCAACGATTAGCACGCTGAACTGCTGGCTCCCAAAACAAATAAGACCTTGGTTGTGCTTGCCAGTTATTGCCTTCGTGTGCTGGTTCGTTGGGGCAATAAAAGCAATCGTGCTTACAACTAAAAGTTTGTCCGTCGGGAAAGGGGTGTAAGATTACGGTGATAGATGTAATTCCGGAAATATTCCTCATCGGTTTCTTACGCAGTAGAAGCTTTAACATATCAAAATACGGGTGTAAATAATCCTCAAAATCATCTACTGTAATCAAATTTTTGAATATATTGAGTAGAATAGACTTTTTCAAGTCCTTGATTTTAATTTCTCTCATCGCACGGCTTAATACTGGTTCAAAAGTCTTGTGTAATTTACCAGTATCATTCTCGTGAAGACAATTTTTATCATATAACCACTCAAGCAAACGAGTGAATAATTTAATACATTCGGTCAAATCATACTTGGTAGTATCTATGTTGTTATAGTTGCTCTTACCAGCGAGGTTTTTGGACTGGATAAATTCTTCGATGTCCGCCATTGTATTTATTCGTTTATTGAATGATGCTTGTATATGGATATAATCCAAATTTTAGTTTCAATTTTATTTTATTAAATATAAATTAGCCGATGAATTATATTAAAAATAATTTAACTATAGAGTATATAAATTCGATGCGACCAACGAGTTCAATGCGACCAGACAATTCAATTTTAAATGATCCAAACAGTTTTGATGGAAACCATTTTTTAAGCCAGGGTTCTAATATGCAGCACGGTTCGGTATTAGAAAACAACAAGACAATAAATAAAGCAATTATGAAAAAAACATTTACTGTTGATAGTATGTTTAGACCCAATTATGATAATCCCAATAACCAAAGTCACGACTATATTGTAAATCTACCAGAAACTATTACAAATGCTGTAACTATGGGTATTTCGTCTATTGAAATACCATTATCATACCATAACATAAGTGAAAAAGCAAACAATAATATTTTTAGAATAGAATTAAATAAGAAAGATGCTTTAGGTGATATATCAAGTGTGAATACTTGGGATATTGTATTATTACCTGGTATATATGAGGCACTTTTCACATCTACATCGCAGCGGAAAGCCCAAAATATAGAGACCCATATTAATACTCAAATTGGATTACAGGTAAATGGTGATGGTTCTGGTGTAACTGATATTTCGCAAAATTTAAAATTCAAGGTTGATTTATACAGCGGTTATGGTGTATTTTCATATGCTAATAGTTCGGCGACCGAGATCAAACTTGAGACTGGTTCGCAGATTGTAATAAATTTCAACGTTGATAATGATAGTAACAACCCAGGCTGTAGTAATAATTATATATATCAAAAATTAGGATGGCAACTTGGATTTAGGGGAGAGAATACTATTATAGATACTTCATCAGTAAGCACTACACTTGTAGGTGATATTACTGGACCCACATCAGCGATTACAATATCGCCTGCTATTTGTCATATTTCTTACCCTCGGTATGTATATATTTGCATAGATGATTTTCAAACAAATTCCCGTAATTATTTTGCGGTTGCGTCCCAATCCATGATTGCTCCCAATATTGTAGCAAGAATAAATATATTATCCTCTCTGGAAGAAAAAACAGCGTTTAAAACAGCATCTGCTCCTGGTGATTATTTATATACCAATAAACATATTCGTGAATATTTTGGTCCAACAAATATAAAAAAATTAAGAATTCAACTATTAGATGAATATGGTAGGCATCTAAGTCTAAATAATATGGATTGGAGTTTCGTGGCTTCGTGGGAATGTTTGTATAATTAAATCAATAGATTACATCAACAAAACCAATTTGAAGCATTTTTTTAGATTTCCAAGTATTAGTATATGATAAATATTTGAGTAGTTTTTCCTTTGTAACTTTACATTTACATCTGTCAAATATGTATTCTAACAGATGTAATAACTCAAACTCGCTGGGTAGACCAAGAGGAAATTGTTTATATGCTCCCCAATATATGGTCTCTGGGCCACGGTCTAAACGAGACATAAAGCAAATTGTATTTTTCTTGATGATTCTATAATCACATACCGCAGCCAGTAAAAACCCGACATCAGTACAGTTTTTTTCAATAACAGAAATAAGTTCTACGTCAGGAAACAAACGATTTTTATCAACTGTGAATGACTTAAGAGCTTCCAACGAACCACCATATGAACCAATATGTAAATATACACACGGGGGTAATTTATGAATATTATTCACTTCTACAATCAGTTTAATTGTATTTAAAATAATATTTAATGTTTCACTTATTACATTACTATTAAATATGATATGATTACCAATCATACCAATATTGTCGGTGTTAAGTGGATTTTTATATACGTTAATCACGCCACAATTACAGTTGAGTGGTAGTACGCTATCCTCAATTTTACGCTTAAACATATGGGTTAATGCAATAGTTTATGATTAGTTATAAATTTATATTTTTATTATCAATTTTTAAAAAAATTATATTTTTATTATGAAATTTTTATAGTGGTATTTATAGTTTAATTAACAACCGGATTATTTTTTACAAAATTTTTGTGCTTATCAGTTTTAAGGTGAGTGCTTTGGTTGGTTCTACTATGAATAGTTCCACAAATACAAGTTATTTTTTCAAGCCTCTTCGCAGTTGGTCCTCTTGTTTTTTCAGGATTGTCTTCCCTGTTTTTTTTACTTTTCTCTGCGTGTTTCTTTCTAAATTCTGGGTCTTCTCTATTTTGTTTGTATTTGATACGCTGCCAGTTGTTTTTATATTCGGCTCTTTCTTCAGGAGTTTGTGCTGGTAATTGTATGTTTAGTGTCGGCTTAAGTGTTTCAATCCAATATCTCTCCAGAGTTGCTGCTTCATCTTCATCTTCTAAATTTGCCGTTTCTAATATTTCAAAATCCCAATTATCAAATCCACCATTCTCTCTAATGAATATATAAGCCTTTTTATTATATTCTGGACTCTTTACATTATTACAACTGCTCTTATGGTTTATTTTCCGCTGATAAAAATCTCCTGACTTACCTACATATTCGTCGTTAATTAGTGGGTTGTTAGAACGCAATAAATATAAAACTGTGTTAGACCAATCAACAGTCATGCTTATATGCGTATAATAAAAATATATAATTTAAATTCAATTTTTTTTGTTAGACCAAAAAAAAATTGAATACGTAATATTAAATTTATAATATTAACAACTAACCAAAACCCCTTTATTGAAAGATATGTCTACGCAAACCGAAGTGCTCTCCCTCTACATTCCCTCGGGAATCATGGGCTACCACACTGAGGAATACATTACGAAGCAGTTTATTGAACATCACATCGGCAAGGTTATGAGGGTTGATTTTGTTAAGAATGTCGCAAAGGGCGACCGCCGTGAGGCATTCGTTCATTTTGACGAGTGGTTTGACAACGAGCAATCGCTTGCCTTCCAGGAGAACATCAAGAACATCGACATCAAGTCTCGCTTCGTGTATCAGGGCAAGAAGTTCTGGCCTGTTCTGGCGAACAAGAACGCTCACCGTCGTGTAACCAACCCCGCATACGAGGTCATCAAGACCGAGGATGTGAAGGTCGCCGCTGCTGCGAACATCGCAATTCCCTCTGTGTCCGTGAATATGGAGGTTTCCAACAAGCGTGCCTCATTCGCTGCTGTGACTGACCCAGCCAAGTAAATTGATAATGTATTATCTACCACACCAAAAAAACAAAAAATCAAGACGATTTTTTGTTTTAATCACGATATATGAGTATATAAAAAAAACCTAATTAAAAAAAAATTGATATAAAACTATGTTTTTTTTATACAATCAACAATAATATATATAATGGGTGCAGGAATTCTACCAGTCGCACTACACAAAGGAATACTATACATTCTATTAGGTCAAGAACGATACAATAATAACCTATGGTCTGATTTTGGTGGTGGAGCACATAAATACGAGAAGCCATTCAAGACAGCAATTAGAGAGGGAACAGAAGAATTAAACGGATTTTTAGGGACAGAAGAAGATATGGAAAAAGAGGTAACTCACAATATGATTTTATCAATTAGTTATGCGAAATACACTACATATATTTATAGGGCTACTTACAATAATGATTTACCAACATATTTCGCCAATAATAACAAATTTATTGAAAGTCAGGCAAAACAATTAATTGACGATGATGATAATGGTCTATATGAAAAGACAAGTATTGGCTGGTTTCCAGTTCATAAATTCGCAACAGAGAAATACAAATCTATGCTGCGACCACATTATTTACCACACGTTAATTCACTCGTTAAAAACAACCGGTTCATAATTAAGAATATTGAAAATAAACTAAAGAATATTGAAAACGAAGTATTTTAATAAATAATAAAAGACAAAAAAAGAAAAATTTTTTTTTAGTATAAATATAACTTGTAATCCCTATATAACATTCGATGTCTATCAACGAATCAATTATGAAGTCCAATTTAAATAATTACGGCATAGTATATACTCCAGAAAAATTGGTGAATTCCATGTTAGACTTGATACCAATAAAATTCTTCAAAAATAAAACCTTGAAATGGTTAGATATTGGAGCAGGTAAAGGTGCTTTCAGTTTGAATTTATTGAACCGATTGATTAAAAATCTGAGAGATGAATTTGAAACTGACGAGGCTTGTAAGACACATATATTGAAAAATATGTTGTATATGGTGGAAATCTTTGAGCCGCATATAGATAGTTTGACGTCATTATTTAGTAATGAGGCTAACATAATAACTACGAGTTTTCTCTCTATGGATGAAAATACATTCGGTAAATTTGATTTTATAATAGGCAATCCACCATATAACATTAATGGTTCTATTAAAACTCCCACGAATTCAAAGATTAAAAAAACGGAAGACGGTAAAGCGATTTATGTTGATTTTATTGTAAAAAGCATAGAACTATTATACGATGGGGGATATATCAATATGGTAGTCCCTTCTCTCTGGTTAAAGCCAGATAAATCAGGATTATATAAAATATTAACTGAATTGAAAATTCATAATCTCACTTGTCTATCTACTTCAGACAGCAGTAAAGCGTTTAATTATAAGGCACAAACACCAGTTACTTATTTTTTAATTGAAAATACTTATGAACCAAAGGAGAATAAAATGAGTTCGTTCAAGATATTTGATAAAATAGAGAATGAGTATATAAACTATACGTTAAAAATAAACGAACCAATACCCATAAATGGTATTAAAATAATAAATATGATTAAACCATATTTAGATACTTATGGACCTATTTCGTTCTATAAAACTAATACTCCATCTTTAAAAATGAAATTATCTGATGTAAGTGGAGAGAATTTGATAAATCCTAATATAAAAACTTGCTTACTGGATGGTCTTGCTCCTAAAATCGTTATAAATTATTCAGATATTAAATGTAAATATTGTAATGATAAACCCAAATTAGTTTTTGGCCACAAAATGTATGGAATGCCGTATTTAGATATTGAGGGTGTAATGGGTATTAGTTCTCGGGATAATTATGTAATAAATGAGTATTCTCTCGCCGAGTTGAGAGAGATACAACTTTTTCTCTCAAGTAAGTTCGCACTATTCATTTTTTCAATATGTAATTATCGTATGAGATACCTTGAGAGGTATGCGTTTAGTTTCATACCAGATATAACTAAAATATCTAATTTTCCAGAATTAAAAAACACCACTCGTGTCGAGAGAGATATGATTATATGTGAGTTCTTTAATCTAACCAAAAAAGAGATAGACTATATAGAAAAGGATTTCAAAAACTATACCTTTTTCGTTTAATTCTATATAAATTTGTATAAATCCCTTATCAACTTCGGGCGGCAGCACCGTTGGTGCTGGCTTTGGATTTTTCGTTTATTTTTTTTATATGTTAAAAATAAAATATAAAAAAATTGAATAGTTTAAAAATATATAATATATTAGCAAATAATAAGCCGTATAAAATATGTTTAGAACTTCACTTGCGAATAAGGAGATGAGACTATCGAGTTGTCTTTTTAGACAACTTCATCATTACGATGACTATGTTATGAGGTCTGAAATTATTCCTTCCGTGCCTGTCCCGATGATTAATGAAACCCCAGCGAAGTCCATATATTATATAGAATCACCGAAATCTATTACTGTTTGCTCTGATTGTAGTGGCACTGGCTGGAAAACAATTAATAATATGGGTTCAATTAATACTATTTTGAATTTACAATTCAAATTTGAATTATGTAAAACCTGCCGTGGAACGGGTTTTCATTAAATATCCATACCATCATCATCATCGCCCGATAATTCGTCAAAATAATTATTTTGGAATGCGTAAGTGTTCCGGAAAATTGGGTTTTCTATGTAATTTTCAATATAGTAATTTTTTAATTTGGGAAAAATATCGTGCTTTTCACATAAATTAATAGTCGCCAAATAACTACGAATAATATTATTGGCAGTATCAGAAGCAGAATTTCCTAGTTTTTCTACCATCAAATACTTTATAATATATTTTTTAAGCAGTATAATTGATACGAACAGTTCAAACATACTAGGCGTGACGGATATATTATTAATAACTAAAAAGTTATACATTCTAATTATAATTTCGTCGCAGAATGGCTCTCTAATTTTAATGTTTAAATCGTTGAGATATTTATCAAAGCGAATTACTAATTCTTCCTGGTTGAAGTTGATATTTAAACAGTGGTGATACACACAAGCACATATTCCACCCACGTTTAACGTATCGTTATAGTATGTAATTAATTTGAAAGTGTCTTGAATGTTATTTTTTGAAATATAACCATAATCATATACAATAAGTTGATAAAAATCATTATATTTTTTTACCTTCCAGTTAGATTCGTGTAAATCCGAGTGATAATAGTCTTTGAAATAAAAATTATCTTTTATAAATAAATTCAATAGTGTTGCTATTTTTTGTTTTTCAATAATAGAATCTGTTATTTCGATCATAGTTTGACCCTCAACATATTCCATTATCAATATATTTTTACTGCTTGCGATAGGCTTGGGAATTAAGATATATGGATTGTCTGTGTATTCATTATAAAAATACATCATATTACTGTGCTCATTTCTCATATCGGCTTGTTTTATTAAATTTTCAAAAAAATTATCAAATATAAAAGGAGTATCGTATTTATTCAAAAATGAAATATTAGTCACCATGAATTTGTAAAAATTCAGAAACACCATAGGATTTTTTAACTGGTATTCTATCTCTGGATGAACTACTTTTAAAGCAACCGTTTGATTTTGGTATGTGCCTTTATACACCTGTGCGATAGAACCCGATTTGACGTCAGCATATATATCTAATTGTAGTTGCTTATCAAATTCTTCCTCGTCTCCGTCGCAATACTCGTCTATAAATACCTGCCTTGTATAATTTAAATCGTGAATATTACAATTCTCATAAAAAGAAGAAAATAAAGACCCCATAAAATTATCATCATCATCGATGTCCAGTAATTCAACGTTGGTATTAATCCATTGGACTAACTTAATCAACATACAACCATTTAAATTAATGGTATTATATAGATATTTTATCAAAGTGCGGTTAATTTTGCCTGTGAAAGTGTAATTAATTTTATTGAGAGTTACTGCGTTTATAAATAGAGAAAAATATACAAAATATTTACCTTTGTTTAATAAATCCTGTATCAAATTAGTCATCTAATATTTATAGTATTTATAATAAGTTAAATTTAATATATAAAATTAAAGTAATTATATTATTTAAATAAATGGGGGAATATATTAACGACATCAAGAGTATCTTGGGTGATTACATCAAAACAAAATATAAAAATCATCTATCTACCAATAAAATCCTATGTATTAAAAAGTCCGAACTTGATGATATTGCATATTCATTTTATAGCGATAATATCAAAGACATTAAGCACGAAATACGCACCCAGATGAAAAGCAAATATGCGGCTAATTATCCATCTGGAACTGTAGAAAACATCATTATGGATATTTTTTCAGACAGCGATTCGAATATAAAGGCAGTAATCAGCGAAATCAATTTCATTCAGGACAAGAATTTATCAAGTGTAGAACTGCCAATTACGAACAACTCACTTAATCTGAATATTTCTAACACAGATGGGTTTATTATTATTAACCGTGTTAAAGACACATACGATGTAAATTTGAAGGCTGTATATGATGATATTATTAAATACAAATTTATTTATTCAATTAATAACAAAATATTAGACGACTTTGGAGAGAAGGAGAAAATCGGTATTATTAAAGAAGAAATTACAACTAATACAAGCGTCAGGTTAGGTCTATATTACTTGGTAGGCAACGCCGATAAACTATAAATACCACTATAAAAATTTCATAATAAAAATATAATTTTTTATTATAAAATTGAATAATTTTTGTAAATATAATAAACGACTATCAACGGCTTTAACGGGTCATAATAAGTTAGTATGGAAGTTTGCGTCAGTCGCTTCAACAATAAAACTTATTATGAAAATAAAAATTATAGAGAGCGATATGGTATTCCGTGTATTTACTCGTCTCCTATCAAAATCACCCCGAATATATTGCCTTACGCAAAATTAATTGTCGTAGAAATGAATAATGACACCAATAGGATAGAAGGTTTCGGCGTGATTAAAAATTATATAGACTTTAAAAAGAATTACAAAATATATGATGATAGGAATTATAATAGATACGTATATACATCTGAAAAACGATTAGACAGAGAGAATTTAACCAGTTACGAAAATATTCTAATTATGGAATTAGAATATCTATTATTTAAAACACCAAAGCATTGTAAAAGGGGGCATGGAATTCAAATTATACCAAATCATATAAAAACTAATACCGACTTTAATTATTTTAAATTTATAAATCAATTAATCATATCACGATTTAATAAATAACTGTGTCTATTATATAATCATGGATGAAGAGGGGATGATAAATACGGATATGAATATATATTCAGTAGAAGACTTAATTAATCTATTGGAATTGGATAATGACTATACAAAAGAGGATGTAATTGAGAAGGTAAATTTTTTAAATAAAGAATATTTTGAGGACAACGAGGAATTAAGTGAATTTTTTAATAATATTCAAAACAAATTAATAGAAGAGTTCAACGATAATTTAAACGAAAATATTCTGCCTGATTATGGTAGTTTAATAGAAACGGTTGAAACTATGGAAAATATGGGAGAAGATAATACTGATGGCGAAGACGATGCGGTAGAAGATGGGGAGGATGAAGATGAAGATGATGATGACGAGGAAGATAATCAGGACATCAAAAACGACAACTATATATTAGAAGGTGACAGGAGTTATAACATACACGACCTAATAGAAAAAGACGAAAGCAATATTGAATATTATAATAGTTATGATTATCTTCATTTTAATACCATATTTAGAGCGAGGAATAATTCATTAATAGATACGCTCGTTCCTGCTACAAATAGCAATTTTGTATTAGCATCGCCTATAAATAATATAAGCAGAATCAAATTAGCATCTATAAATATAAAGAAACCTTATGTAATAAGCAATACAAAATCAAATAACACATTTAAAATCAAGAAATTCATAAGCACAAATGGTGTAATATCCTGCGATTTTTCCAGTGTGATTGTTATTGAAGACGGCTATTATGATAATCCAGATAATCTCTCAGAGTATTTAAATAATAATTATTTTGATAATTCGTCAGGTGATATTACCTTTATGAAAAATATCAACTTTTCTATCAATGATAACTCTAATAGAGTATCGTTTAAATTAAATAGTACGTATATTACAGACAATCCTTCATTCATTTATTTTTCGGTGGATTTCAAAACATATTATACGAAATATTATTCACTTGCGACAATTTTAGGTTTTGATTATAATAAGTCCTCTACATACTATACATCAATTAGAGACCCAACTGATAATAGATTTAATAATTCGGTAATAACATCACCGTATAATTTTACATCAAAAGGTAATGCCGAATTATTTTTTTGTCTTGATGAGTTTCACTCTAATATTGTTGAGACACATAAGTTATTCCTTAATAATAATATGTCAAGTCAAAAAATTTTAGCAAAGATAGACGGTTCTCTCGGCACAAGTCAAACAAAGAATTATATAACAGAAATATTTTCACAAACAGATACAAGATACGACCATACTCGTGAATATGATGGCGTAATAAATCTTCTTAACTTTAATGTCAAAATCGTTGATATATATGGTAATATAGTTAATGATGATTTAATAGAGGATTTTACATTTACATTAGAAGTAAAAATAAATAACAGCAGGTTAATAAAAAATAAGTATAATGCGAAAATTTAAAGACATCGTTTAAGTTGTTAATGTGAAAATTTCATTACCATAATTGAGTTCGTGGGAAATCAAATTTAACCCGACAGATTTGAATAATTCTTTAATTTCATCAATCTCAAATATGTAATAAAATCTCTCAAAAACTGTTCCATAATTGTTCCACAAAACAATTGAATTTCCATAATTATTGAAATGGCGTTTAGAATTGGCTGGCTGATTGATGGACCATACCGATATTAAAATTTTACCACCAGGTTTAACAAGTCGTTTCATTTCCTTTAACGCTTCAATTCGGTGTTCTACAGTAGATAAATGATGGAAAACAGCGATACAAATTATTCCATCAACCAAATCACTCTTCAGCCTCACATCGGTAATGTTGTAATTATAAACCTCTAATCCTTTACCCTTACAAATATGAATGAATTTATCGCAATTATCAATACCTATAAACTTGAGATGGTTATGAACCATATTTCTACCATTACCACAACCTAAATCCAAAATTAGATTATCGCCTGTGTATTTATTGAGAAAATCTACCACCCAACTCCATTTATATACTCGTGTATTGTTGAAATGTTGTGCGATGCCTTGATAAACATTTCTTACATTATTATTTTCTACCGCAGAAAGCATGTTAATTTATATTAATACATCGTTATTAATATAAATTCTTATCAATTTTAATTTAATTGATATGTATTAATATATCTCGTCATTTAATGATCCGACGTGCTTTCAGAACCAGCCCAAGTCATGTATTACAGGTAAGAAGTGATAGGGATTCCATATGAGTAGATACATCTGTATCCAAAAAAGAACTATAACCAGATTGTCTAATAATCGGTGGCGGAACACTACCGTTCTTAGCGTTTTCATACATCATTATATTTGATATAATGCTTTCATCCAGTATTCTAACTTTTTTTTTATATTTAAAAATTGTTTTTTGAATATATTCATCACCATCACCACAACCAACACGAGACATAAATATTATATATGGATATTAAAATATATAATAAAATAGGTTAAATATATAAAATCAATATTATCATATGGTAGCAATCGGTATAGATTTAGGTACAACATATTCGTGTGTCGCGGTATGGAAAAATAATCAAGTAGAAATTGTCCCGAATGAGCAGGGAGCGAGAACAACACCTTCGTATGTTGCTTTCACCGATACAGATCGGTTAATTGGTGATGCGGCTAAAAATCAATCGTCTCAAAATCCGGAAAATACAATTTTTGACGCTAAACGTCTAATTGGTAGAATTTCGTCTGACGCAGCCACGCAAAATGATATTAAACATTTTCCGTATAATGTTATTAGCAAAGACGATAAGCCAGTTATTCAGGCAAAGTATAAAGGTGAGATTAAAGATTTTCTACCTGAAGAAATTTCGTCTATGGTTCTCGCAAAGATGAAGGAGGTAGCGGAATCGTTTCTAGGTGAGACTGTGGATTCGGCGGTTATTACTGTGCCTGCTTATTTTAATGACGCACAGAGGCAATCCACCAAAGACGCTGGTGCTATTGCTGGACTAAATGTTCTGCGAATGATTAACGAGCCAACAGCAGCAGCAATTGCTTATGGACTTGATAATAAAACGGAGGAAGAGAAAAATATTCTAATTTATGACCTGGGCGGTGGAACATTTGATGTAACACTTCTCACGATTGAAGATGGCGTATTTGAAGTAAAGGCGACTGCTGGTGATACACGTTTAGGTGGTGAAGATTTTGATACTCGTCTGGTTCAACATTTTACGCTGGATTTCAAGCGTAAGCACAAAAAGGATATTACTGAAAATAAGCGGTCTGTAAGGCGTCTAAGAACCGCCTGCGAAAATCTAAAGAAGACATTATCGTCCGCAACACAAGCATCAATTGAACTTGATAGTCTATTTGAGGGAATTGACTATTCGGCAAATCTTTCTCGTGCTCGTTTTGAAGAATTATGCGGAGACCTTTTTAGGAAGACATTTGACCCCGTCGAGCAGGTAATTAAAGATTCAAAAATTAGTAAATCCAATATCGACGAAATCGTTTTAGTCGGTGGCTCTACTCGCATTCCAAAAATTCAATCTCAACTTGAAAATTATTTTAATGGTAAAGCACTCAACAAGTCCATCAACCCTGATGAGGCAGTTGCGTATGGTGCTGCGGTTCAGGCTGCTTTACTGTCTGGCGTTACTGATTCCAAAATTGATGATATTCTTCTTCTTGACGTATCCCCACTATCTCTTGGAGTTGAGACAAGTGGCGGTGTTATGACTACTATTATTGAGCGTAATTCTACTATTCCAACTAAAAAGTCGCAGACATTCAGTACTTATGCGGATAATCAGCCTGGTGTATCCATTCAAGTATTTGAGGGTGAAAGAAAATTCACCAAAGACAATAACAAATTAGGTGAATTTACACTTCAAGGAATTCCCCCCATGCCGAGGGGTGTCCCACAGATTGAAATTTCATATGATTTAGACGCCAACGGTATTCTTACTGTCTCTGGATTAGAGAAATCTACCGGCAAGTCAGAGGAAATTAAAGTAACTAACGATAAGGGACATCTAACAAAGGAGGAAATTGAAAAGATGATTGCCGATGCTGAACTATTTAGAGAAGCCGATGAAACCGCAAAAGCAATCGTGGATGCACGCAACAATTTAGAGGGTATGGTATATCAAATGAAGTCCGCCCTAAGCGATGAAAAAATAGCCTCACAGATCGATGAAACTATGAAAACCGAATTAACTGCGGTAATTGACGAACAAGCAACATGGTTAGATGCGAACCAAATGGCTACAAAAGAGGAGTATGAAACTCGTGCTGAGGAACTAAAAACGAAAATGAAACCTCTACAAGATAAAATGATGGCTGAGATGCCTACCGCTCCAGATGTTCCAACCGATGAAACTCCTCATTCGGTTAATATCGATGAGGTAGATTAATACATTTGTATTGTGCTCTCCAAAAATACACATATTTGCTTTCTAAATTATATTAAAAAGTAAATATTATAACCCGTTTATGGTTGATTATTAAATTAAAAAAAATATTTTAATAATCACAACTTTAATTTTTTTGTATTTTGTATTTTTTCATTTTGTATTTAGTTTTTTATACACGCATACCAACAGCGACAACAGGTTCATTATTATCTGTTGGTACACGCATACCAAAATCGGCAACACGAACCGGTAGTACTGTCTGTGGGCGAATATAATATCCAAGGATAGAACAGGCGAATAATCCAAGCGCTGATAGACAAATAATAATAGCATATAGCCGTCTGTCGCCCTGATGGTCCTCGTGATTATCGTGTTTGGTATTTACACAATATTTATATACCACCTCATCTGATACTTGAAGACGGCGCCCCGTTGGCGGCGAAGGTGGTGGCGGAGATGGTGGGGGCGAAGGTGGTGGCGGAGATGGTGGGGGAGGCGATGGTGGATGAGATGGTGGCGGAGGCGAAGGTGGTGGAGGTGATGGTGGAGGTGAAGGTGGAGGAGATGGTGGCGGAGGCGAAGGTGG